TACAAAACCAATAAAATGAAACAATCACAAATAAATACAGATTTAGATTACACTTTATGCGATCTATTAGAAGTAACAATGGATGAGCTTGATGAGCTACCTATCCAAGATTTATTTGATCTTAGAAAACTTATCGATGAGTAAACCAATGAATGAATTAACAAAAGAAACAAGCGTGTACTTTGATTTGCAAAATTTGATGTACGAAAAGGATGACCAGTTAGCTAACTACCACATTGACATTATTTGTGAGATACTAGCTAAGAACCTCGACAGAGTTAAGGAGATAGTAAACCAATGACATACATATACGAGATTGACCCAGACGGCAGAGGTGATAACTATTATGAAGTTTTTAACGACAATCATATAAGCCCACATAATGTAGGTGGGTGGGTTATTACTTTGAGTAAGCAAGAGTTAAACACATATGTTAAGACTTGTGGTTCTTTCATTATCCAACCATACAATATAAACCAATGAGCGTACTTACCTTTGGAATGTTTGTCCTTGCTGGCTTACTGATCTTTGCGTGGGCGTACGATATGCTATGAAAAGAGATGTGATACCAACAGGACTATTTACCCGAACGATTCACGGCTATGATGAATGGCTGAATCGCCACAACCCATATGATAATGAATACGATGAAGAACTTGAAGAACACCTTGAGAAGATGCGTCAAATGGACGAAGAAGACCAAAGGAACTACTGCGATGACAACCACCTCAAATACAACGAGGTTCAACCGTACCTGTAAACCTTTTTATGTGGATTCGGAAATGTTTTGGGATGCGGAGAACGATATAATTGATACGGATGAGCGAGAAATACTACGGAAACTTCGAACCAACTGACTTACCTTGCGTTGACTGGAAATCGGTGGATGTGGAAGCGATTCGTGACGGCTGGAATTACTTTTACGCATCCAATCAGATAACCGGTTTTAAGTTGGATAAGAACGGTAACTACGAGCGTGATGCTGATGGAAAGTTAATAGCTTTTCGAACCAGCAAACGCAGGGTACTACCTAGCACGTGGTTTAACAACTTGGATCAACAACAGTAACAATGAGCGAAGAGAAGCAAACACGCGGACCGACTTGGCGGATGCGTGAGTGGGGACGAGCACAATATCGTAACCGACAAGCCAAGTTGAGAGCAGAAGGCGAGTCGAGTCACACTGAAGCGGCGAAGAGGTTACTTAGGGTCATGGCTCCAAGGTTGGGTAAGCGGGTGGATGATTTCATGTACACCTTCGGAGGTAACACACAACACACGACTCCGTTATTCCTTACCTTTGTGTTGGATATGTGTCCGTACCAAATAGCTTCGATGGCTTTGCAAACCGTCCTTGATAACTTGCAATTCAATTTACCTGTCGGACGGATGGCTTATAAGATTGGAAAAGCATTTGAGAACCAAGCACGGTGGGATAAAGCAATGGAGCTGATGCATCCTCACAAGAAAGACTTACTTGTCCTCGATGACCGATCCAAAGCGATGAAGCTCAAGCAGTTCTACGATTACGAAGACGAACGGTTCACGCTGTGGGACTCTAAGTGTAAGACAGGTCTTGGTGCGTGGTTGTTGGAAGAGATACGGATCGAGACGGGCATCTGGAAGATAGACTTTGCACTTGGGCGACAGAAGGGACACAAACCGGAGCGTATATGTGTGCCTAGTGGCGAGTATACGGACTGGGTCAAACGATTTGATGCGTGGAAAGAGACGACCCGTGTGTTTAAGATGGCGATACCTGACGAACCTGTTGATTGGTACGAGTTGATCGGTGGGGGGTACAGCTTAAAGCACATGCCTCCGCAAGAGTTCTTCACAGGTAAACCGTTGTCGTGGTTTAAAGATTACGAGAGTAGCTACCAACACGCCTTCAGTGCTGTTAATAAGTTACAGAAGGTAAGTTGGAAAATTAACAAAGAGATTTTAGAAATTACTCTAAAGTGTTACGACAACAAGCGAGTGGTTGGAAACATACCGAACTTCTCCGAGATACCAGAGCAACCGTACTATACAGGTAATGACGAGCATGAGTTACGGGCGTGGAAGCTGAAGCAAAAGGACATCAAGCAGATGAACGAAGCGAACAGTAGTAAACGTTACCTGACCGTGCGTATTCTACACCTAGCTAAGATATACAGTGAGTGGGATAAGTTTTACTTTCCGTATCGTTGTGATTACCGGGGCAGGGTGTACGCTATTCCGTACTACTTACATCCACAAGGCAGTGACTTAGCGAAAAGTTTGTTGGACTTCAGTAACGGACAACAAGTGGTGGATGAAGAGGACTTGGAAGCTGTACTTATACACGGAGCTAACATGTGGGGAGTAAAAGGTACAAGAGCGGAGCGACTTGAGTGGGTAGGTAAGCGTCAGAACTTCATACTTGAAGCAGCGAACGATCCACACGGAACCGATTGGTGGACCGAGGCAGCTGATCCGTTTTGTTTCCTTCGATTCTGTCTGGAGTTTAAGCAGTTCACGGAAGAGGGATACGGATATGTATCGTACCTGCCCGTCCGACAAGACTGCTCCAACAACGGTATGCAAATCCTTTCGTTATTACTACGGGACAAAGAGACTGGACGCATGTGTAACCTTGTCGAAGAGGACCAAGCGAATGATATGTACCAAGAGTTTGCTGATAAAGTATACGAGGAGTTAAAGGCAGACGGTAGTGTGATTGCACAGGACTGGTTAAAGTTTGGTATCAGTCGGAAGTTAGCGAAGCTTGCCATTATGAACAGACCGTACGGAGCTACTCATTATAACTTGGTACAAGATGTCTTTAAAAGTATCGGAGTGAACCACAACTGGTCATCGACTGGTGAGATGCTCACTGCTGTTATCTATCTGTGTAAGATCGTCAATCGATTAGCAGACCAAGCGTGTCGTCCAGTTAACAGAGTGATGAAGTTCCTTCGTGCTTGTGTACGAGCAGTGGGGTGTGACGAACCGATCACCTGGTCTACACCTACTGGATTTAAAGTAGTACAAAGTTACCGTAAGTATAAGAAGATAAATGTTGATTCCGTCTTTCAGAATTTAAGCATAAGTATACAAGCAGAAGAGTTGGCAGATACCATTGATGAAAGAGGACAATGTAACTCTATCACTGCTAACTTTATCCACAGCCTTGACGCTTGTATCGTACATCAAGTAGCAAATGAGGTTGACTTTGACCTCGCTACTATACATGACTGCTTTGTGACCCACGCTTGTAATGTACGAAGAATGAATACGATTGTACGAGAGATGTATACAAAGACTTTCACTGTTGATCTCCTGACTGAGTTCCGAATGGAGCAAATCAACAACAACCCAGATGCAGTACTGCCCGACGTGCCGGAACTTGGAGACCTTGATGTCTCTGCAGTAAAACGCCAGCAGTATCTGTTATCTTAATAACCAATAACACACTAAGAGAAATGGTAAAAGCACGTAAGAAACACGACATAATAAAAGCACAAGGCACAGCTAGATACGCCCACTTGAATGAACCAAACAAACGGTTTGATGAGTACGGAGTATACAGTTGCGATCTCGTGATAAGCGATGAGACGAAGCAAGGAATCGTACAGAAGTTAAAGCCGTTATACGAGGCTGAGTTACGAGACATCATGGAAGCTAACCCCGGTAAAAAGATTGAGCAGAAGGGATTACCTTTCAGCGAAGTTGACGGCGGACACATGTTGAAAACAAAACTGAAAGCCGGAGGTAGAAGACGGGACGGTACAGAGTATGAGTTATCTATCGCTCTGTTCGATGCCGCTGGTAACCACTTACCGGAAGATGTACAAGTATGGGGCGGTAGCAAAGTGAACGTAGCTTTTCGTCCTAAGTTTTGGTACGTACCAAGTCAGGGGTTTGGGGTGACTTTTGAGTTGTCTGCTGTCCAAGTAATCGAGCTATCCAACGGTGGTGTATCCAATATCGGAGCAGATGCATTCGGCTTTACTGCGGAAGAAGGATATGTAGCTAACGGTGGTGAAGATTTAAGTGGCGGGTTCGATGCGGAAGAAGAAGAGACAACGCTCACGGCGAACTTCTAATTACCGATCCGGATTTGAGGCTACACTAGCACACCAATTACAGCGTGGTGGTGTCAGTTTCCAATACGAGAGTATCAGTTTAGAATATACAAAGACTGCTACTTACACTCCAGACTTTATACTACCCAACGGTATCATCATAGAAGCCAAGGGTGTATGGACGGTGGAGGATAGAACGAAGCATTTACTAGTACGAGAACAACACCCACACCTAGACATCCGTCTCGTATTTATGAATGCATCCAATAAGATTCGTAAGGGAAGCGACACCACCTACGCTAAATGGTGTGAGAAAAAGAATATACTATATGCAAACAAAACTATACCAAAATCATGGCTTTCACAAGCACCCATCAACCATGCAATAAGTGCGGATCAAGTGACGCATTGTCCACCAACGACGACGGTAGCACCCACTGTTTCAGTTGCGACAATCACGTTGGACGAATGAAGAATGTATCCGCCTCCCCAACACCGAGAGATTATATACGAGGAGAACCAGAAGCAATAGCACGACGCAACCTCACCGAAGACACTTGTAGAAAGTGGGGGTACTGGTGTGGTGTTATGAATGGTGAGCCTGTACAGATAGCTAACTATAAAACACGGGACGGCAAGACGTGCGGACAAAAGATTCGTACACCTAACAAGAAGTTCCACATCAAAGGAGAGCTACTTGGATTGTACGGTCAGCACCTGTGGCGAGACGGTGGACGTCGTGTCATTGTAGTGGAAGGAGAGATCGACGCTCTTAGTACCAGTCAAGCAATGGATAACAAGTGGCCTGTCGTATCTGTACCGAACGGAGCAGGAGCAGCTAAGAAATATGTAGCTCAAGCAATCGATTGGTTAGACAGGTACGAACAAGTGGTCTTCTGTTTTGATATGGATGATGTCGGACGAAAGGGAGCAGCAGAATGTGCAGCACTTCTTACACCCGGCAAAGCGTACATCGCAGAGATACCACTGAAAGACCCGTCCGATATGTTAGTAGCTGGACGAGCGAAGGAGTTAGTCAGTTGCTTGTTCGACGCTAGAGAGTACAGACCAGACGGTATCGTGAACGGTAAAGAGTTGTGGGATGTTATCGCTGATCGACAGCACAGTAAATCTATACCTTATCCGTATGCCGGACTGAACGAGCTGACACTTGGACTGAGACAAGGAGAACTTGTTACCGTATGTGCAGGTAGTGGTATAGGTAAGTCGTTATTCTGTAGAGAAATAGCACACCATATACTACAACTTGGAGAGAAGGTAGGATACATAGCTCTTGAAGAATCGGTACGACGCACAGCTCTAGGTATCATGGGCATCCACATAAACAAACCTATCCACCTTGAGGAAGACGATACAAGTGAGGAGGTACTGAGACCTGCGTTTGAAGAGACGGTAGGTAACGGAAACTTCTACACTTACGATCACTTCGGATCAATGGACAGCGACAACTTACTAGGTAAGATAAAGTACTTGGTAAAGGGGTACGATTGTAAGTGGATATTCTTGGACCACCTATCGATTGTTGTTAGTGGTATCCAAGGAGACGACGAGCGACGATTAATCGACAACACCATGACTAAACTTAGGAGTCTTGTTGAAGAGA